AGGATTTCCCAGATTTCAGAGTCGAGACAGAGTTAGTGAGTTTCCAAAATGACAGATACATTGTTAAAGCATGGATTTATCGTACTTTCGCTGATAGCACGCCGTTCTCCAGCGGACTCGCTGAGGAGACGATTAGCAGTCGAGGCGTTAATGCAACTAGCGCATTGGAAAACTGCGAGACTAGCGCGATCGGCAGAGCGCTTGCGAATGCTGGTTATGCAAGCAAGGGTAAGCGACCAAGCAAAGAGGAAATGGTTAAGGTCGCAAGAACAAAGCTCGCAGAGCCAAAGCAAGACTATATCCCTGTCGTAAATGAAGAAGATCCGTGGACTATTAAAACAGTCGCGGCACCAACGACATCAGCTGAAGCAGTTGCAGTTGTGAAGGACATTATTGGTGGCACAACCGACAAGGATGTTCCTCGTTGTCCGCATGGGGAACGCGTGTGGGCTCATGGAATGACGAAGGCGAATAAGCCGTGGGGTCATTTTAAGTGCATTGCAGCAGCTACTGGTGAAATCAATCGATGCCCTAAAGGCGAAGATGTTATCTGGTATGAAATAAGTCCGGAAGGCAACTGGAGACCACAGAAGGCAAGGGCATAACTATGGGCGAAATGGTAATCTTTGATGATGGCACAGCAACCGTCATGGGCGGAGAGTTCGAAGAACCGCAGGATATTGTTATCTATTGCGATCTTTGCAATGAGCCTGTGGCTATTACTCCAGAGGCTAATGACCAGGTATTTCTTACCTGTCTGAGATGTCATGCAGTTAGCCATATTGCCCTAAAGACATCGAAAGAAATCGATGACGAATCACCGCAGGAATAGAGGCTTAGCAACCGAACGCCTTGTCGCTGACTACTTGAGGGAGTGGTGGCAATACGCTACGGTTGGAAGAGGTGCAGATCCGTCTGGCGACATCGTGAATCTTCCCTTTGATGTGGAAGTTAAAGGTGTAGCCAAATTCGCACCGCTAGCATGGCTTCGCCAAAGCAAGGCAAGGACAACTAAGAGTGGGAAACTTGGGGTGGTTGTTCTTCGCTGTAATGGTCAAGGGACATTAGTGTCTGAGTATGCGGCACTATTACCGTTACACGCTTTGGTGGAGCTATTGCTGAGAGCAGGTTATGACAAGATTCCTTTAGAGTTAAATCCCATCAGATGCAATAAGTGTGGTGGTTGGATCATTGAGAAAATGGAGTGCAAAACCTGTGAGAAAGAAGCGACTAATGCCAATGTATGAATACCGTTGCCCTATTTGTAATACTCAAATGGAGCTTGAATTGTCTATGGATCATGACTTGGTTCGATGCACAGATTGTGGCGCACAGGCTAATCGCATCTATTCAGTACCTGGCTTAATCTTCAAGGGAAAGGGATTCTACTCAACCGATAAATAGAAACGCCGTCCTGACCAGCACTTATAGAAATGGATTTGACATGAGCGGTACACTCAGAGCGCTAGAGCCCTTCAGGGGCTCAGAGCGAACCGTGAAGCGGTTAGTTCGCTCGGTAGCAATCGTTATCGGGGGAGCTCTATGCTTCTCCATAGGATCAGCATCATGGGCGACAAACGATGCAACTAAACGCATAACATCAAAAGAGTATGCAAGAGGACAATTAACAGTTAAAAATTACAAATGTTTAGCTACTCTTTATGGAAAAGAATCTGCATGGAATTACAAAGCAGTAGGTAATCTAGAAGGTACTCATAGAGTCTATGGAATACCACAAGGTAAGAGTGAATGGTTAAGAACTGCTAATCCATTAGAGCAGATTGATTGGGGCTTACGATACATAGGACATAGGTATGGCTACACTATGACTCATGAAGGTAAGCAACCAGATACTTGTAAAGCTTTAGATCATTGGAAGCGTAAAGGATGGCATTAGATAAACTCAATAGCCGTAAGTATCGCAACCACAAAGAGCGTGTGTTCGCTCGTGATGGTAGGCAATGCAGATACTGTGGCAATGATGAGAACTTGCAAATAGATCACATCATTAGCCGTAAGAACGGTGGCACTCATGACATGGATAACCTTCAAGTGTTGTGTCGTGATTGTAACTTGCGTAAATCATCGAAGGATGAGGGCGTTTTTTTAGCACAAACGGCTACCCCCCCTGTCTTTTCTGCCCGTATCTCCCCGATGCAGTCCAGACCAATGCAAGATAGTCCGTTTAAAGTCAAACCCAGTCCGAGTCAATGACAGATAAACCCAAGAAGACCCAGCCGCTGCGAGGGGCAACTGAACCGAGGGTTCACAGCCCACTTCTAAAGGGCAAGTCTCGCTATAAAGAAGTCTTAGACATGATTGATCGTCTAAAGATGGACAAGCTGATGCCATATCAGGAATTTGTTCTCAAAGACATGATGTCTGTCGATAAGAAGAATAACTATCGCAGGCGTACCGCACTCTTGCTTATTTCACGCCAAAACGGCAAAAGCCATCTTGGTCGAGTCCGAGTTATTTGGGGAATGTTCTATGGTGGCGAGAAGAAGCTGATTATCATGTCAGCCAACCGCGCAACATCGCTGATGCTCTTTCGAGAGATTGCTTGGATCATAGAATCAACGCCGGAACTCAAAGCCATGACAAAGGCAATCCGTTATGCCAACGGCGGCGAAAGAATAGAGCTACTCAATGGCGCAACACTTGATGTCATCTCAGATAACTCATCATCACCACGCGGAAGAACCGCAGACTTCTTATGGATCGATGAAATCCGCGAAATCTCAGAAGATGGCTACAAAGCAGCTGTACCAGTTACAAGAGCCAGAGCTAATGCACAGACATTTTTAACGAGCAACGCAGGCGACCACTTCAGTTCAGTTCTTAATGGCTTAGTAGAACGCGCTAAGGATTATCCTCCTGAAACCTTTGGCTACTATGAATACTCAGCTCCTCAGTATTGCAAGATTGACATTACTAGCGATTGGTTTTGGCGCAATGCTGTTGCACCAAGCAATCCTGCACTTGGTTACATAATTACAAAAGATTCAATCGAAGAAGCAATAGCGACAAACCCAATCGAGCAGACGAGAACAGAAACGCTTTGTCAATGGATTGATTCGTTGCAATCGCCCTGGCCGCATGGAGTTTTGGAAGAAACATCAGACAACACACTTGAAATGGCTGTGGGTGCTTACACAGTCTTTGCATTTGATGTCAGCCCGTCAAGGCGTAACGGATCGCTGGTCGCAGGTCAATTATTGCCAGATGGTCGAATCGGAATTGGAATCCTTGAAACTTACAGCTCACAAATGGCAATCGATGAATTAAAGATGGCAGCCAGCATTAAAGCTTGGTGCGACATCTATAAACCTCGATTAGTCTGCTTTGACAAATACGCTACACAGACGATTGCAGACCGTTTAACGCAATCAGGCGTTATGTGTGAGGATGTCTCGGGTCAGCAATTCTACAAAGCCTGTGGTGACTTATTAGAAGGCTTGGTTAATCATCGCGTGGTTCACAATGGACAGGCAGAATTGATCCAGCAAATGAATAACTGTGCGGCTAAGGTTAATGACTCTGCTTGGCGAATTATCAAGAGGAAATCTGCTGGAGACATCTCAGCACCTATCGGCTTGGCAATGGTTGTATCGAAGCTGATGCTTCCTGCTCCAAAGCCTCAAATCATTGCCTAGACACAACACCCCGAAATTGTCAAATATTAGACAAAGTGTGCTAATATGTAAACATGGGTCGCTTACTGCAAACATTCGGACTACAACCTAAACCTTTACTCGAAGCACAGTCAGCACCCCAAGTTTTGGGTGAGTACTCACCTTATGCAATGCCGTTTCAATATGCGTATGTATCACGAACAGAAGCGATTTCAGTTCCTGCATTACAACGATGCCGCAATCTTCTCGCAGGCACAATCGGCGCAATTCCTTTAGAGCTTTACAAAAAATCTACAAATGAAGAACTTGGCTCTCCTGTATGGATGGAGCAACCTTCTTACTCACAGCCACGATCAGTAACAATTGCCTGGACTGTTGATTCATTGTTATTTTACGGACAAGCCTTTTGGAAAGTTGTCGAAGTTTATAACGAAGATGGCAGACCATCACGCTTTGAATGGATTGCTAACTCTCGCGTAACTGCAACACTTGATAGCACAAACACATTCGTTCGTTCTTATGCAGTAGATGGCACTACGTTGCCAATGGATGGACTTGGTTCATTAGTAACATTTCAATCATTAGGCGATGGCATTCTCAATAGCGGAGTTCAAACAATCCGCGCTGCTATCGATGTGCAGAAAGCCGCTGCTGTTGCAGCAGCCACTCCAATGGCTACTGGCTACATAAAGAACAATGGCGCTGACCTTGATCCTAAAGAAGTTCAAGGATTACTAGCTGCATGGAAGAATGCTCGCAACAATCGTTCAACAGCGTACTTAACATCAACACTTGAATACACACCAGTTTCATTCTCACCAAAAGACATGATGTATAA